CAACCTTGGGGAAGGGAGCAACAGCGCAAAGCGCATGGTCACAAAGGACCGCGCCATCACGCACGCAACACAGGGCCGTACTCGCGACCGTGCACTCCTCCTCAGTGTTTCCAGCACCGTAGAGAAAAGCCGCCACCCTTCGGGTGGCTTCGGTTGTAAAGGATCAGACTTGACTGTTTCATTGTGATGGATGCCCCCCTCACGAATGGGCATAGGCATCCTTATCTCCGCATCTTCAGGGCGGACACAAGCAACGGGAAACCCGCGCCAGTCAAAAACGTCATCCGTGCACCTTCAATGCTGCAGCGCAACACGCAATACTTCTGCCAGACCACACCATGAAAAAGAGGAAACATGGGGTTGTCCATTCAGGCATCCGAGAGGGGACTTCCTCAATCTAGATATTTGAAAATGCCAGAACGGGGCCACTAGTGGTCCCAGCAACGCTGAATATAGCAACTACTTCATAACCCGTTTCGGTCCATCAATAGCTCGATGAAAAGGCCGCGTAAAAAGAGCGGTAGTAGGAGTTGTCAAAATAGCCAAGAACGATCGCTAGGCATATATGACAAGCACCGATACAATATTGAATAAGAGAGCTAACGGGTATATCCTGTGGAAGCGGGAGGCTTCCAAGCAGGCATCATCGCAAGACAACGTTACCAGCAAGTGGTAGTAAATTTGCACTCGGTATGGTAGGGGCGTGAGTCCCGTTTCACACGCACAGTGACAATGATTGACCATCCGGATTCAAGGCCTGTTTGTAGGTGCTTCCCCCGAAGCACCCCCAAATCAAGCCTGATCCCGAAAAATCAACCATTTCATAGCGCGCATGCCTCACCAGGAGTTGATTCGCAGCCCTCCTTCTCAGCGGCTGGGCGCCATACATTACAAAGGCTTTGGCTAAGTCTCTCTGTATGCAGGTCCCCACAGCCAAGGAGGGTGTCACAAAACACTAAGGACTGCAGGCACCGGCGAGCTACGCTCGAGCCGGTGCCGTAGTAGTAGGTGCAGCAGCGGCGCTCTCAGATTTCACGAGCGACCAGCCGCTGCTGAGGAGTCTCGAAATGGCTGAGACATCCGGTGGAGTTTGTTTCTCTTCTTCCCTTCTTTTACTCTCCTCATCCGTGTCTTCAGCCGCGGTCGGCTTTCGCACTCCAGCTTTTGCTTCTTGTGCAAACATCCGGCCTGGCGCGCCGCGAACGGGAGCACGCAACTGCGGACCTGGAGCAAGACTAAGCTCAAACTCAGGCCGTTTTGCGTCTTCATCATCTGATTCGTCAGCATCGTAAGTTTCTTCACGGTACCGACGCGTTGTGCGAGGTGCTCGAGCGAGCTCAACCAGCACACGCTTATGAAATTTTTTGGTGGCATCTTCAGCTGGGTCTTTGGCCTCAACACCATGTGCCTTGAGGGCAGTGGCAACTTGCGCAGCGAGCTGAGCTGACTTACTTGCCTGCTCGCGTGCATGAACCCACGCCAAGCCACGAACCTTCAAATTCCTGTGCATAAGCAGCGAAGTCATGGCACCGGGAACTGGCGTAATCCACATCTTCGCGTTACTATAAGTCCAGCCAGTTGCGGTGCCAGAAGAATTGAACAGGAGAAAGACGGGAACGCCGGAAATTGAATCATCAACCGGCGGACCAGTGACCTTGAGTCGCACATACGCAGCTTGATTGGCCACGTTGGAAGCAATACCCGTAATCTGACCCTGCGTGAGGATTTCGCTGTTAGTACCAGCGCCCTCAACGACCCAGCCGAAAGCGCCCGATCCAGCACCACTGCAGAAAAACCAAATACGAATATCCCAAATGCCAATTGGCAGAACTGCACCGATAGAGCCAGTATTCGCTCCCGTAGCAAGCTCCATCGTGCTGCCAACTTGGATCGTGCTCTGCAGCGTGACACCTTTATTCACCCAATTCAGGGGATCGGTCACGCTATTCGGAGACACTTGTAAGTGCGAATCCTCTGAAGCAACGTGCTCGTTCCGTTCTGCGGCCTCACGAAACTTGCACTTCCATTTGAGCAGAACAGGCCCCAAATGCAGGTCCCCACCTGCAAGAGTGCCTTGATCTGCCGTGTGCACGAAGATAATAATAGTGCCCTGCTGTACAGTTGTGAGTTCAGTGGTTGCGGATGGGAGCCGGTTATAGTACATACCAGACTTAGGACCCTTTCCGCCCTTCACAACAGCGCGCTTATCCTTCGGGAACGCAGCGCCAGCCTTCGTGGACTTGAGTAATGATTCCGCGTGGAAATTTTCGTGCTCCATGTACTTGGCAACGTCAACAATGCCACCCGGCGCAGGAATGTCATCAAGTGGGTCATGTTCCAAGCCACCTGCAATCATGATGGAATCCGTGTAAGGCATATCGGGTTCGATACACACCTGACACTCCAAAAAAAGCATCTCATCGTAATTGACTGCGAAATTTGAGAACCGCGAACCGGGAGCAATTGCAAGAGCATTGATTGGCAACGTAATCAAAACAGTGCCAGCAATGTCCTCAGAAGCGTTGACAATCAAATCGGGGGTAAGTTCAGTCACACCGGAGATAACACCGCCCTTCATGGTCAATCCAGCGGAGGTATTCAGCTGAATATTCCGAGGGCGAGCTCCACGGACACCAAGCATTGCAACAGGCGCCTTGGATTTCCCGATGGACTTGTTGAATTTTTTGAAAGCGCGTCGTCGGCGCGCAGAAGAAGCATTGCGCGCTTGGCCTGCAATGATGGCAGTAGCTTTGCCAATGGACATCTTTTTGCTGCCTTTGCGCGACTTGCGCTTCTTCTTCGAGTGAGCCTTCTTCTTTCCGCTCGAACTCATTTTCGAATCTGTCTCTGTAAAAACTTGCTTGTGAAAAGCTGTTCCCAGAGGATCGAGTTTGGTTCCCGCTATTGAATTGATTACACGAACAGGTGCCCGTGTTATTCGATCAGCAGCGGCTTCAAGAGGCTCTACAACGGCGTCGTGGAAACGCTCGGAGAACTTCTTGGTCTGTTTGGGTGGCATAGAGATACCGAAAACGCACAACTGGAATTGGCGCTCGACACTCTTTTGAGGCGATCGGCCGCTCGCCCCCGCACACTGCTTAACAACGGACTCTTTGCCAGTATAGAGGTAAATCAAGGCTTGCTCTGAAAGATACGAAGACAAGATATCCTCAAGCGGCTTTCCAGCAATTGGGCCGTTGGCTGCAGGCTTTGAAAGCAGTGGTGCATATTCCTCGAGTATCCAGCGCACAAACGCATCAGCAAGCGCGAAAAGGCGATCATTCCAGAAGCCCTCGCGTCTGATGTCCAATGCTCTTTGCAGTGTATAGTGCACGCTCGGATCATTTACTTCCGCACCCGCACGATGCAATAGGCTTGCTCCTTTCCATCCAAGAGAAGCGACGCCACGGGAGTATTCCATAACAGGCACATACGTCCCGAAATAAGTTTTGGTTGTGTGTGAGCAGAAAGAAAGCTCTTGAAAATCCGCAAGGGGTTCCTCATTCTCGGGCTTCAGCACTATGAACAAAGACCACATAGCACGCACAATAGCACGAATATGAAACACAGCTAGTGCATGATCCGAGATGTTGAGAAGCGAGTCGTCGCCAATAATGCGCGCAATGACATGCTTCATATAGGTAGAGTAGCGAAATTCATCTTGGAATTGAAAGACCGCAAAGGAATTATATTTCTCCAACCAGAGTAGCAACCAAGAATAAGCATAACACCGAAAAAGAATCATAGTGTTATCCGTGATAGTGTTGCCAGATCCGGATGGGTTACCAGTGTCTTTTTCCACCACTTCACCCTGCGCAAGCACAATAAGCGAATAAACAATCTGTATGTATAAATTCGACATGCGCTTCCAATTCTGCTCCGTTTGCAGGTCGCGCCCAAGCATTTCAAACCGGATGCCAGCTTGGTCTAGCATGGCTTCACGAAACATGGACGCATCTTGATTTGATAAATCAGCGCCGAAAAAGTGCGGATGCTTGAAAGAAGACATTGTGTCATGCCACTCACGGTTGAAATTCGATCTACCGAGGGTTGACCAAGTAGCTGTTGAATTCTTCAGCCTGTCATTCATGTCCGCGCACATTTCGCCCAACGCAATATTATGATGAATAGGCGAAGAGAGGAAAGTGCGTAATTCACTCAAGACAATCTTCTCAGGCGGCCGCAATTCGTCCGACTTGACCGTTGATCCCCATAGCACATCCCACTCAAAGTCGGAGGCTTTGTATTGCTCGTAAAAATCCCAAAACTTCTCATCCTGCAAAGCTTGAGCTTTAGTCGGCCAGGTCCACACGAAAGGAAACCCAGGTGTAGTCCATGGACGCAACGACCACGCATAGATTGCAGGCGACGTCAAACGAGCCCCCGCCATAGCGACTTGAAAGTGCTGAACGGTCCACATTCGAGAAATCTCCCACAACTGCCTGTTGAGCACAGGTTGCGGGCGGTCATACTTCCGCGTCGAATGATAGGATGCAAAACGAGACTTTTGCGACGGGAAATATTCTTGTAAAGCTTGCTCAACGTGCTCTTGTTCCGAGCTCTTCAGTGTATTTACAAACTTGAAGAAGAGTTCGTCGCCCCAATAACGGTCACGGGGCTCTTTGGCACGTCGGTGGATTCGCCCGCGCCAAGGCATTGAGCAGCCTTCCCACATTGATTTAAATTCACGTGTTACCCCAGGTGGCCCATCAAAAATTTTCAAAAGATAAGTTGGATAGTGGTCCTTCAAACTTTCTTTAGAAGATGAACCACCGGGGCAGCCCTAGGCCACGACTCGCTCATGGGTGGGCTTTCCGTCTTTCCAGGCAACACCGAGTACGGTTCGCCAATTCCATAGCAAAACTGCTCGATTGCAAGTGGACGTAAGCTCCATGTGCATTGCGAGTGCGCGCCCAGTCTCTCCAACAAGGAGCGCACCGCACGTGGAGGGCACAGTGGCCGCATCATGCCGCCCGGCAGGGTCCAGGTAGATGTTCTTTGTAATACTGAACGCCTCATTGACATGATCAACAGTTGACGATGGATTTGCAGAGACCATATAGGCAAAGGTAGGCTTGACCACTTGCCCAATAGTCATACCACCACCAAGATTCAACTTCTGCACGTCAGCCCAGGCCAAATCCGCATAGGGGTATACATGCCAGGTTAGCGGAACATCAGAGTACACCTTCCCAGTTGCGAGGTTGCTAAAAGTGTACTTACCTTCAACCTGGAACGGGGCAGTATTTGCCTCCCACTTACGCCAATCTGTCACATTATCAGGTGCAAAGAAATGACCGGGAGTGACAAACTGATTCTGCACATGCGCGAAATGGGTGATCAGTTGCCCCCCTTGCCAAAAAAGGTATGTATGAGCGCGGGGCACAGAAGGGTCCAATCGCGGAATTGAAAAGACGCCCTCTTTGTCTTTCACCTCTCCTTGCTTTGCTTCACCTGCACGCACGGCATACGGTTGTTTCCATGCTGGGATACCGTCCTCAACGGGTGGACCCCAAGCAGGGACGCAACCAGCCCAGTGCACACAATGATGCCCGTTACACTTCCGAAAGCATGCCTGGCCGCCACTTGACGTAACGGGAGTACCTTTCTTCGCAAGGGGACAATCCGGTGCATGATAGCAACCAACTCGCTGATCATAGGCCTGACGCATACTCAAATCCCAAGTTTCATCGCCAAGCAGGTAACGAGCAAGACGCCCTTCCTTCTCACGATCATCGCCCTGCTGCGCTCGACGTGCACGAACCTCATCGGGTCGAGAATAAATACGCATCTTGCCACGAGCTGCGTAGAGGGTCGCTCTACGCTCTGCATCATCTGGCTCGGGCGCGTTATCTTCGTCGTCAGAAGTTTCCTTCTTCTTCTCACCTTTCTGAACCTCGTGCTGGTAAGCGCAGCCCTTCACGCGACACTTATCCAGCCATTTGCAGGGATAACGGCCCAGCAGAGCGCGAACTTTCTTTCGATCGTCCTCAGTGCCCTTGTGGTTGAATTTGCAGTTTTTGAGCTTACATTCAGTGCCACGGATCCAGGCATAACACCATTCGCCAGCTTTGGGCCGCTTTTGATTAAGCTTCTGCTGCAAATCAGTTTCTTTAGCAGCACCCTTCTTCTTCTCGGGAGCAGCCTCTTTCTCAGGCTTTCTCTGACGGTTCCGACGCTTCTTATTTGGTGACGCCCAACGAATGAGAACAATCGCCAAAGCGGCAGACACAATGACAATGACCAGCAGCTTCCCAGCGCCAATCTTCGCCAAATATTGCACAGCAGCGGGATCATCCTCACGCGTGGGCAAGGGAGCTCCCCAAAAGGACTTTGCAGCCTCGGGGAACTTCTCCCAGAACGAACGTTGGTCAACCTGCGGCTCACCTGTTGCCTCATCATTAGTTACCACAACCGCCTCCTTAGACGATTGCTTCACCGTTGAAAGAAAGGTGGTCGCATTACAAGCGTTAACCTCGCCCAGACGATTCCAGGGAATGGAAGTTACCGGTTTCTTCATCGTTAGCTCAAGGCCTTTAACCTCACGCAGGGCCAATTGACCACGCACGAAACCTAGTTCCCGGGCTAGGCGGATCAACATGTAAACCTGAATTGCTTCCATATCTGCCAGTGAGGCCGAAATGAACAAGGACGCAACTTTCTCTTTTCCAGCGTAAACGTTGAAGGGCTCACATTCAGATAAGTCACACTTAATAGTTCGACGGCGGAAAGTGAAACGTTCCCGATATGCGTTCATGATGGCTTCTTGGTCCAAGTTGCCACCGTCCGCACCAACAGTCTCAGGCAAAGCATCGTTGCTTAAACCCTCGTCGACAGAGATGCCCCAAAACGTATGCACATGGAGGCGCTTCTGCCAATTATGAGATGTCATGCAACGACAGCCAGACTGCTTGAAGAACGGTTCAGTTTCTTTTGTCTCAACATCGGCCTTCGATTCTTTCGCCTCTTCTTTCTTCGATTCATCAGTGGCTTTACTCATAGCAACAGCACCTTCCACTGTATCCGTCAGCTGGTTCACAGTGTCATTGATCTCTTCCTGGAGCTCAGAATGTTTCTTTGTAACTTTGGCTTTCGAGAAAAATTGCCAGGCTGTAATGGTTGTTTTTGCAATCGACAGCCAATTACCAATATCCTTCCAAACTCGAATCAATGAAGCACCTCCAATAACAAGGATAGCAGCAAGTGCAAGATGGGTAGCGCTGAGAATGCCACTAATAGCAGATTCTTTTGTTCTTCCGGATCCTCGATAACGCTTGTACATACGATCAGCGAAAAAGAGAACCCCACTAGTAATGAAAGCCATAGCAGCAATCTTCTGGACTGTAGAGAGCGAATCAGCAACACGAGCTGCACTACCAGCCAGGTTCTGAACTGGCTCCACAACCCTTTTTTCAACTGCTTGTAGCCGGTCAGTGACTGGAGCCAGGGCGGCAGCAACTGCCTTGCGAAACGCCTCTGCCTTCTCGTCATGGCCCAGCGCAGTATCTGTACCAACTGAACTCCCAACTCCAACATCCGTTGCCCGTTTGGATTCCGACGCGGATGGTCGACCAACATCCAGGCTTGTTGTTGTCTGTGTAGAACTGAGAGATGAAACTCCAGCTGGCCCAGGTAGCGGTAAGGCACAGGGCGCGGGATGAGGAAGCGCGAGCGGTACAATCTGTTGAAGTGATGCGGGGGAAGGGGGTAGTATCGCCCGATTAGCAGCAGTGCGTACCTTGATGCTTGACACAACAAAGTCATAGAATGCTCGTCCCAGAGCACTGTGGACCAACACAGCGCAAAGGACAACAGCAACCGTTGTGTAGCAAATGAGAGCCACGGAACTAGTAACTGTAACCACGGCATCAATCATATCGTCACTTGGAAAGAGTGACAAATTTACGAATTTCACGTAATGTAGTATGGTGAGTGTCTCTGGAAAGAACACTGCACT